GTGTCTGTAGAGCGAGAGAAAGACGGCATGGTTGCTCATACCACAACAGGTGAGGAGCCTAACGAAAAGTCAGAATGTGTACAATGGCTATGCCGGCTGCTCATGGTTAAATAATGATTATTTCTTTTTTAAACGACAAGGTATAATATTCAAATGGAATCAAAACTTAAAAAATTCATGACGGTTGACCAGCAAAATCAATTACGCGGTCTTCCGACGCATCATTCAATATGTTTTGCTAAGTTTGGTATATCACGACCTGGAAAAACAGCTAAAGATTTAGCTATGGCTGCAATACGTGCAAAAGAGAGAGAGAAAAGCAATGGTTAATTGTGGCACCGTGGTTAATTATTGCTCACCTTTAACGGTGCAAGGGAGAAATTATGTCTAGATCAGAACGAACATTGAGTGGTAACTACGCCACAAGACGTTTAGTAGCAAAGGATGTAAACGTGTCTAAGAAAGAAACAATGATGAAAGAAGCCAGAAGTAAAGGCAAAACATACATCTTCAGAGGTCGTGGATCAAGAGTTGGTGCAGCTATCGAAGCTATGGCTGACGGATCTTGGAGAGATGCCTTCAATCCAGATAACCCAATAATCAAGAAAACAAGGCTTACTCTGCGTGAGTACGACAACGCATACAATGCCATATACAGGAAGTATTGTCAAGATCTTCCTCTTCGCTATTCAGACCGGATGTCTGTATATTCAAAGGTTTAATCAAAGAGGGTGCCGGTGAGAGCTGGTACCCTTTTTTATTTAGGATTAACAATGAACGTGGTTAAACTATTAAAAAGAATGAGCGAGCAACCAGATCCACCTTGCAAGACATGCCCACATTTTGAACATTGCGAAGAAACAGAACAATGCTGTGATTTGTTTGTTGATTATGTGGAATTCGGAGTTACATGCGACATAGGATGGTTTGATAACGATCCTAGAAAGCCTTATTTGTTTACGTGTGTCCCTAAAAATGGGATATCCATTAAAGAAATAAGCAAGGCATGCGACATGACAACAACCAGGGTACAAACCATGCTATCTTTTTGTAAGAAGTATAAATTAGCTTTTGAAACTACTGGTTTCTACATGATGAAAGATATAGAAAATGAAATCAAAAACATCAGCTCAAGATCTGTTAAACTTCGAAATGCTAAGATTACACTTTGCAAGATATTGTTGGAGAAGGATGAACAAGTTAACCCCAAGCGGACGAATGACTTGGTCAAAGAGGTTCGAAGAAATGTTCAGTATGTCGTTAGGGGAGTTTGCTAAAAAACAGGCCAATAAGGATGTCAAAAAAGATAAAAGAAAAACTAAAACAGTTAGAGGAGAAAGAAAGGGAACCTAAAATTAAACACTCAGAAGAAGAGGAATTCTTTTGGGGCAACTACGAAGAGGGATGGCCATATCCAGATGATGAAAAAACATTCGAGCATGAATGAAGTTTATTCAAATATTATTACAGACCTAAGATGTGACGGGAACCTGGTAGATTCTTATCAGAATGGGTCACATATAGGTGAAGTAATAGAACTGCTTAACTATCAGGTAACACTTACTGATCCAACCAAGCTGGGCATTGTTCATCCAAAACGCAAGTGGAAGGAGAACTATGCATTAGCAGAGTTTCTTTTTTATGTAGGAGCTAACAGAAAGATAGGTAACATGTACAAGAAGGCTGCTATCTGGGGAGTCATATCAGACGAATGGGATGAGGTTGAAAGCAATTACGGAACCTACATATTCAATTCAAACTGGTTAAGAACCGTTGAAGAGTTGATGGTTAATCCTGGGAGTAGACGTGCTGTAATACCAATACTAAATGAAAGTCATCTCAGAAAGAATGATAAGGACTATCCATGCACTGGGTACATACAGTTTCAGATAAGAGATTCTCGCTTGCACTTAACGTGGAACATGAGATCTTGTGATGCTATATTTGGTTTGTGCAACGATATGTTCTGTGCTTCAATGATACAGCAGATGATGTTGAACGAACTATGTTTAGAAGAGCATTTCGTAACACTTGGAGACCTAACGTTTAACCTTGGGTCATTTCATATATACAAGAGACATTGGGATTTACTGTTTGAAGATGTAAGCGAATGGAAGAACTATTCTTTCAAGAGCTTTACGTTGAAGCCAAACTGTATTCCAGATGGTGTGTTTAAGAGACGATTTGGTGTTTATCCAGAAGATGATGTCAAGGAGATAGACGCTAAAATTATAGATTTTTGCACTACTAACATGAAAGGTGGCGACTTTGGATAAAGAAGATTATACAAAACCGATACTAGATATCGCTAAAGCAATAGTAGTAGATAGAGCTACTAACCATGACAACTATGGAGAGTTTGGCGAGAGTATGGGAAGAGCTAGACTAATTTATATAGGTATGACTGGAAAAGAGATGCTTATAGAGGACATGTACAAGGCATTGATTGCATTAAAGCTTGCAAGAGAGAGTTTTGTACATAAACGAGACAATCTTGTAGATGCCTGTGGGTATATACAGGGCTTAGAGGACTATTACAATGGAACCAAAAGAGAAGTCGACGGACCAATCGATGAACTACCAAATCAAGCTTAATACATCAAGTAAACCAGTTCTTCACTTTCTTTTAGCTGTTCTTTCGTTTGCTGAAAAAACGCTTAAAGATAATATGGAACTACAAGACGAGGATGGTTATTCAATAACTGTAGAGGAGGTAGAAAATGGACATATTGAAATTTTCACGGGTGAGGAGGGTGATACCACCGAAAAGAGCTCACTCTCTTGATGCTGGTATAGACTTCTTTGTACCGTCTGATTTTAGTGTAACTAAGGTTTCACCTGGCAATGGCATTAAGATACCAAGTGGTATCAAGGTAAACATACCACAGGGTTATGCGTTAATTGCGTTTAACAAATCTGGTATATGCACAACATTAGGTTTGATAGCCGGTGCTTGCGTTATTGATTCAGGATATCAAGGCGAAATACACATTCATTTAATCAATGCCTCTAAACGAGAGGTGTGGATAACTGCTGATACTAAGATAATACAGTTTTTACTGATTCCAGTATCTGGTGTAGAAACTGAAGAAACTAGTATAGAGGATTTATTTATTGAAGAGTCAGAAAGAAGTACAGGAGGTTTTGGAAGTACAGGAATGGGAGCACTCTGGCCTCGACAATCTAGCAGCACTGGATAAAGATAAATTGCCTCCATGGTGTATCGTGGATGAAGGCAAAATAATAACCGAGTTTAGATTTGGCATATTCTTTGACATGTTTCACAAACATTATGAGGATTGCTTAATGATGCTCGAGTTAAAAAAAGGCAAGTGCCCAAATTGGGTTATAACATACATTGCCGCATTTGAATTAACAATAAGCGATCAGGAACCACCACTATGGATCAAGAATATGATCTTTCCAAATTGCCTATCGATCACCGATACGGTATATTCCCCGCAACAATTATCGGCGATAGCCGTCTTAAGGCGGGACAGCTCAGATGTTTAATGTCTGTCCTGGCTTGGCGCAATCAAAGAACAACCAATACTAGACCAATACACTTAGAAGCTTTGCAACTAATGATGCCTATGTATACCAAGGGCAGCATACAGAACTACATGCAAGACTTGAAGGCGTACGGTTACATAGATATAACAGCAAGAGCTGGCACAACATCGTTGTATACCATCTGCGATAAGGCTGATGCACACACGCAGTACACGAAGAACGTAGGCAGCAGCGTAGCTAGTCAGCAGGTAGAGAGCAACGCGCCTGACCAGCTAGTCAGCAGCGTAGCTGACGTAAAGAATATAAATAATAAAAAGAATAATACAAAGTCAGTGTTTATGAGTGTGTGGTCAGCTTACCCTGAACATAGACGCAATACAATCGCCCGCGATATGAAAACGTGGAGGGAGTTTGGCGATGAAGCTATTGCTGACGTGATTGTAGAAGATCTAGAGCAACGAAAAGAGTCAGAACAGTGGACTAATGACGATGGTAAGTGGGTGCCAGGCTTGAGAAAGTATTTAGAAACAAGAGTTTGGGAGTCGCAACCATTGAAGAAGAAAGAAAAGTTTTGGAGTGAATTTTAATGGTTGATTACAAAAGAGCAAGAGAAATAGCAACTCGATTAGAACTAGATGAAACACAGATTAACAAGTATTCGGAAGGTATAGAGAAGTCGTTCGTTCAATCACCTCTTATATTTGTTGATGATGCGTTAGAACACCTAAGAAACAAAGATGAGAAACCAGGTGGTAGGTTGCCATGGGATATAGACTTCAGGATACTACCTAATACATTAACCATATGGGCTGGCATGAACGGACATGGCAAAAGCTTGATAGTACAGCAGGTCATGCTTTACCTGATGACTGGCGACTATTCAACAAGAGATGAGAAGGTTTTATTCTGGTCTCCAGAGTTAGCGCCGGTGTACCAGCTCGAAAGGCTAGCACGACAGATCACTGGAGATATATATCCAAACCCAGAGGATGCTGAAGAGGCGTGGTGTTGGTTAAACGAGAAGATGTGGATATATACCAGGGAAATAGATTGTGGAGCTAAGCAGCTTATAGCTGCAGCAAGGTATGCACAAGAAGAGTTAGGTGTAACCCAGTTCGTTATAGATTCTTTGATGAAGGTTAATCTAGGTTCAGAACAAAGAAACATATATCTAGCTCAGAAGAACTTTGCAAACATATTAGCTAATGTGTGCAGAGATACAGGACTATGCATACATCTGGTAGCTCACGTTAGAAAACCAGACGACGAAACTAAACGATGTAGTAAGTATGATATAAAAGGGGCTTCAGAGTTGACAGACCTTGTTGACGCTGGCTTCATGGTTCACAGAAATAAGACAGAGGAAAAATCAAGAGAGAGTGGTAACCCACCAGCGTCTCCGCAAGCTGCATTAGAATGTTTTAAGAACAGACATGGTGGGTTCGAACCTATGTGTGGTTTAGATTATGGTGAACAAAGCATGAGATTCCACGATTATGGAAGAGAAGAACAAGGTTTTTATGAAAAATATGTTGGAGAGAAGAGTACACCTTTTGACGGAGCTTTTAATGAGAACAAGTAATTGGAAAAACGTAGAAAGAGAGGCTGCAAAGCTTTTCGGTGGAGTAAGAACTGGTTGCAATGGCGAAAGCAGGAGAGATGTAGAACATCCAACGCTGTCTATCGAAGTTAAACATAGGAAGATGTTACCTGATTGGTTGCATTCAGCTATGGGTCAAGCAATTAGAGAGGCAGAGCATAGGAAACCTATCGTATACCTTCACGAAAGACACATGAAGTTTGAAGATGGTTATGTAGTCTTGCGGGCGAAGGATTTTAAAGATCTATGTCCTGATACAATAAAGAAATAAATGATAAAATTAGGCTTTTATCTCGAATGTTAGGTGTGATATAATTATTTTTTAACTCAGGAGAATAAAAATTGGGAGAATACACCAATAAACACAACTATCCCGAATGGTTATGTAACGTACTGAAGTATAACCCATATACTACTGGTCCAAAACGGTCAGATATCAGTACTACTCAACTAATCGATTCACCACAGGTATTATCGCTAAGAAAAGCTAACAGAGATAATATCGTAGAAGATGTAAGCGACAGAACTTGGGCAGTATGGGGAAGCGCTGTTCATGCTATTTGTGAGTACGCAAACATGTCTAATTCTGACGTGTTGGTAGAGAAGCGGTTTCATAAAGATTACGGTTCACACTCAGTCAGCGGTCAAGTTGATGTATACGATCTTAAAAACAATATCATATACGACATCAAAACTGTTTCAGCCTTCGCTCTTGCTCATGGTGTAAAACCAGCGTGGACTAACCAACTCAACGTTCTAGCAGACTTAATGAAGAACGACGGTTGGAAGGTATCCGGATTAGCTATCGTAGCATTCTCTAAGGACTTTAACGAGAAGAATGTTAAACCTGGTTCTACGTATCCAGAAGGCGCTTTAAAGGTTATACATGATATACCATACTGGCCTGTAAGCGAAACCAGGAAGTACATAGACAAAAGGTTGCAAAGGCACTTCTTTGATGAGCACGTGTGCGATAAAGAAGAGCGATGGGCAAGCGATCGCAAGGTTGCTGTAATGAAGAAGAAAAAGGTTAGAGCTGTGAAGCTCTTCGATACAGAAGACGACGCAAACGATTTCATCATCATACAAAAAGATCAGGAAGATCTTTATATAGAAGATAGACCTGGTTTTAACATGCGATGCAGCAAGTATTGCAATGTCAAAAGGTTTTGTCCACAATACACCAAGGAGTATAGATAATGGCTAAAGAGATGGTAAATGTATTTCATGAAACAACAGAGTTTACTTGTATGTTTCCTAATCTCGTAGAAACTGAGAAGTTTCAAGAACAGGATACAGGCATGTATTCTATAACAATGTGCTTCGATAAAGGAGACGAAGGTGTAAAGGAAGCCTTAGACAAGAATATCGAAGAAGCTAAGAACAACGACGAAAAGGTAGCTAGTGCTAAAAACCTGTATATTCCTATAAAAGACGGGGATGAAATGGGTAAGGAATGGTCCACTGGTCGTTGGGTATTGAAAGCTAAAACAAAGTTCAAACCAAAGATAGTAAGTAGAGTGGGAGGCGAGTTAAATCCAGAGTCTGTACATAATGGATCTATATGTCGAGCTCACGTTGTATTCCGTCCGTTCATCGCTGGAACTAACAAGGGTGTTACCTGCTCCTTGAAAGATCTCCAGTTCATATCTGAAGGCGATGGCGTTGGTGGTGGAGTACCTACATTTTCTCCATTAGATGATGACGTACCGTTCTAGTGGCGAATGCTCACGGTCGCTCTATCGATAAGACTTTCTTATCGTTGGATAAAGCAGAAGAACGTGGGATTATACATCGGGATTACATAGCCCATTGCTTAAGATGGAGCCATGTGGCTATGTACCTCCGACGTAAGAATCGCTACAAAAACGCTGATATCCTGGATATAGGACCAGGCAAAGAGATTCCTCTTGCAAAAACGCTATATGTAAACAGAACTACACCCAAGACATACACCGCTGTTGATGTTTCGAAACTTGAAATGCCGGCGATGTTTGATAAAGCTAGTTGGAAACCTACCAATTTGATATCCAAAATGGATATTTGCGAATTGGATTTAATGACGCTTGACTCGGCTCCTAACATTATTGTTTGTTTTGAAGTGATTGAACATGTAGAACCAGGCCATAGCAGAAGAATGCTAGAAAAGATGTACGATATGTTACGCTTTCAAGATAATGGGCCAGATTTTGATGATGCGGTTGTATTTCTAAGCACTCCAAACTGGGATCCAAAAGTTGGTGCAGCAGGTAATCACGTAAATGAAATAAGACATCAAGCATTGGGCGCTGTAATAGAAGATATTGGTTTTAATATCGAGGCCAGATACGGAACCTTCGCATCCCAAAGAGATATAAAGCCGTTCATGACCGAAGAAGAGTTATCGCTCATGGAGAAGATGAAAGAATATTACGACAGTAATTATGTTTCTACCATATTTGCTCCACTGTTTCCTGAAGTTTCTAGGAATTGTATTTGGAGACTGTCAAGAAATCAACAAAAGAAGAAGTATCCATACTTGTACAACGTAGAAGAACCTTGGACTTCCTCAGACAAATGGAAAGATCTTAATGGATAGCTACCAACAGTATATTCACAAGAGTAGGTATGCTAGGTATTTACCTGGTAAAAACAGGAGAGAAAACTGGGCAGAAACAGTTAGTAGATATATTACCTTTTTTGAACTTCATTTAGATACGAAAATTCCTAAAAGAGTTTATGATTCTATTTACAATCTAGAGGTTATGCCCTCTATGCGCGCCTTAATGACGGCTGGCAAAGCGTTAGAAAGAGATAACGTAGCAGGATATAACTGCTCATACTTGCCAATCAACAGCTTAAGAGCGTTTGATGAAACATTGTACATACTTATGTGCGGCGTGGGCGTTGGTTTTTCTGTAGAGCGGCAGTATATGGGTGAGCTTCCAGAAGTTGCGGAAACGTTACACCTTAGTGATACAGTTATAACGGTTCGAGATAGCAAGATCGGTTGGGCATCTGCATACAAAGAATTAATATCGATGTTGTTCAGCGGTTCTATACCGTCTTGGGATTTGTCCAAGATTAGGGCAGCAGGTAAACCACTCAATACATTCGGTGGTAGAGCTTCTGGACCAGAACCGTTAGATAGATTATTCAAGGTTACTGTAGAGTTAATCAAAAAAGCTCACGGAAGAAAGCTTACATCTATAGAATGTCATGACATTATGAACTATATTGGAGAAGCTGTTGTTGTTGGTGGAGTTAGGCGCACAGCAGAGATATCTCTAAGTAATCATTCTGATGGACGCATGCGCGATGCTAAAATGGGTCAGTGGCCTGTTGACAACCCACAAAGAGGTTTAGCTAACAACTCTATTTGTTACACGGAGCGTCCAGACGTTGGTGCTTACATGAGAGAGTGGTCTGCACTGTACGAGTCTCGCAGTGGAGAGAGAGGTATATTCAACAGACAGGCGTGCAAGAACATGTCTCCAGAAAGAAGAGACACAGATTATGACTTCGGGACGAACCCGTGTTCAGAAATAATTTTACGTCCGAATCAGTTCTGCAATTTATCTGAGGTAGTAGCAAGACCTGACGACACTAGAATGTCTTTGTTAAATAAAATAGAGATTGCTACTATACTGGGAACTATGCAGGCTTCGTTAACTAATTTCAGATACCTATCAAGTAAGTGGAAAAAGAATACAGAAGAAGAAGCATTGTTAGGTGTTAGCATAACCGGTATATACGATTGTCCTTACCTACTTGAGAGCGAACCAAAGCAGTTAGAGGAATTAAAAAACCATGCGATCAAGATCAATGAAAGATGGGCAAAGAATATCGGTATTAATCCAGCTGCTGCTATTACTTGCGTTAAGCCTTCTGGTACCGTTTCTCAGCTTACTGATTCTGCTAGCGGTATTCATCCTCGCTACAATGAATACTATATCCGTCGCGTACGCAACGATAAAAAGGATCCTTTATCGAAAACTCTTATAGATCAAGGAGTTCAATACATAACAGATCCGTATAACGATAGTGCCTATGTGTTTGAATTCCCAAGGAAATCTCCTAAAAACGCAATCACGAGGAAAGAGATAAACCCGATATATCAATTGGGATTATGGAAAAAGTTTGCTATTTCCTGGTGCGAACACAAGCCAAGCATGACATGTTACGTCAACGAAAAAGAGTGGCCAGAAGTAGGATCCTGGGTATGGACAAATTTTGATATAATGAGTGGAGTCAGTTTTCTACCAAGTGCTGACGAAGGTCATATATATCAAGCCGCTCCTTACGAGGATATAACCGCTTCGGAATATAAAGTGTTACTCAAGAAAACTCCTGTTGAAATTGATTGGTCGCTACTATCAGAAGAGTCTGATAACACTACTGCAACACAAGAATTGGCCTGTACTGGCGATAAATGCGAAATTTAGTAGAAGGAACAGATTACAGTACAGAAAGATATTGTACGGGAGATAATAAAGATACAAAGTATTGGTTCCTGTTAGCAGATAATGAACAAACATACTTATGTTGTAAAGGACCTTTTAGTACGGAAGAATACAGAGATCATGCAGTAATAGAAGAGGTAAAAAGTCGTGAAATATCTAGCAATAGCAGTAGTAATAGTAGGAGTCGTAATAGCATCTGGTTGCGCATTAAACGTAAGATTAGATGAAGATTCCTTTTCTTTTCAATACAGAAAACTTGTAGGTGAAGAATATGAGTAAGGTGTACTTGTTTTTAGTGTTC